ATCCCCGTGGGCATTCTACGATCACGTCGTAAGGCTGAACTGTTGACGGTTCCAACACGTCAAACATACGCTTCAACGCTTCCACCTTGAACAGAGCTTCGTAGATAAAGCCCTCATGTTGTCTCGGATTCACGGGTCAATGTGTGTCTGCCCAGTTCTTGCCCACCTTGTACTCACCATCCAGTGGGCAGTTGAAACGCAGGTCATCCCCAGCAATACGTATGCTCTCAACAGCAATGCGTCCGTACAAATCGACTTTGAGCGGGTCAACCTCTGCTTGAAATTCGTCATGGATATTAGCTACCCATGCCCAATCTTTTCCGTATTGCCAGCTTAATTTTCGCAGGGCTTGGTCACATCGAACCAACGCTTGCTTCATGGCAACAGCACCACACGACTGTAGTAATGTGTTTAGTGCTGCGTGTTCGCTGCGTATGGGAAGTACACGTCCGTCAATGCCTTTGAGAAAGCCATACTTTTTAACACGTTCCTCAACGATCTTCTTGAGGCGAGCCAGTGCTGGTGTTTTGGCAAGGAACCGTGTCTTCAGCTGCTTACCTTCTTTGGCTGTACCACCAACAATGTCACCTATCTTTGCGTCACCTGCACCGTACAGGAATGCGTAGATAAACGTCTTGGCTTGGTCCCTTGTCTCCAGACCAGCAGCGTTTTGGTTGACCGTGTGTATGTCGTCTTCCAACAAGTAGCGTCCGTATTCACCACCGTCGAACAGTGCTAGGTAGTGAGCAAGGCAACGTAACTCCAGTCCACTAGCGTCCACACCAACAAGGTCAAAGCCTTCACCTGCTGTGAACAATGCCCGACACTCCTTGCCGTACTCAGCACGGACTGCTGGCACTTGTGCTACGTTGGGTAGGCTGTGGGTACAACGTCCTGTGACAGCTCCGTTGGTGTTGACCTGACCGTGTATACGGCCGTTCTGTACACAACTGAGCCAACCGTTCTTACCTTCGGCTAACTGTCCCAGACGTTTCACCACCATCAGGTACTCCAACAGCTTGGCTGCTGACGGATGGTTAATACCTTTGAGTACACCTTCATCAATCTTGGCACGACCGTCAGGTGTAAAGACTGTCGGCTCCCACCCTAAAGCTTTAAGACGTGCTGCTATCTGTTCCCTGCTTCCTGGGTTGAAGGGTGTTGACTTGATCTTGTTGCCTTGCTTCTCAGCATCGTTGGCTCTTGCCTGTGGCAGACCTGCTTCTTTCAACACAGCCTTTAAGCCACCCTTGGTCTTGGCTGTGTATTCTTCACCGTCCACAACAACAGACCAGCCAGCAGCCGTCTTCATCTCTTCGTGTGTTGGTGGAAAGACAGTCTGTAGTTCGTCCCGTAGTTCAGCCCGTCGAACGGTCAAAGTCTGCAACAAGTCCTGTGCTGCTGCTTCATCAAACGTAAAGCCACGAAGCTCCTGCCTTCTTATTATATTAGCGAACCTGTGTTCGATGGTCAGCATGTTGACGGACGGTTGGTCCTCCTTCAGGAACTGTGCAAGCTTTACAGTGACCAACACGTCACGCTCGCAGTATTCCTTCATGTCTTCGTTGTAACTGTCCCAAGCATGTTCCTGCTCACCGTAGTTACCTTTGGTCAGTCCTAATCGCCAGCCCCATGCTTTGAGACTGTGACTGCCCCACAATTCCTTGGGAAAGTCGTCACCACGTTGCATGTCCACACCACGAATGTCGCTGTGCATACACCTACTGGTGACCAGTGTATCCAACACCTGTCCGTTGGGTTGCCAGTTCAACAGTTTCTTCATGACTGGCAGGTCGAAGTTAATAATGTTGTGACCACAGATGTACCTTGCCTCACCAAGCATGGCTAAACCCATGTGGATTGTGTCCGTGGTGAAGGTGGTCATCTTCTGACTGATCGGATTATAGACCGACATGCAGTGTATCTTTTCCACACCCTTGAGCGTGGCAAAGTCTTCGACTGCGTTCGTCTCTATGTCGAAGTATAGTGTTACGTCTTTCATCGTTTTTCTAGTTGTGGGTTTGTTAGTTCATACAGTTCTTCTTGGTCCGCAACGTAGGCAGGTACGGGCATAAGCGTGGTCATGCGTTCACTGACCAGCATCTCTTCAGCGGAGATAACACCCCTGTAGAAGTACATGGGAAACACACCTGTCATCAGTGCATAGTAATCAACCATGCCAAGCTTCTTGTTGTTGCTACACAACAGCTTGCCTTCGGGTCGGTGGGTTGTCTTCACGTCGATGCGTAGACCGTTCCACAGACAGTCACCGTCGTCTGTTTCGTGGGTGACGGGTCGTATGTCCATGTCAGGGAAGATGTTGAAGATTTTGCAAAAGGCTACTTCACCAGCAAACCCTTCAATGTCAGGCAGGTACTCGTCACTAACGTCTGGGTACTTCACACGCTTCGTACCACGCAACGTGTTAAAGTCTCGTCGTCCCTTAGCAACTGTCTTGACCAACCGCTGCTCCATTTCGTTCAGTTTTACGTAAGCTCCTTTAGTCATAGCCGTCCTTGCACTCTCCTCCAGTACGCTTTGGTTTGTGGTTTTTTGTACCCTAGTGGTCCTCCGTTATGGATACGTGCCAGTTGCTCGTAGCTAGGTACGGCTGGTCCGTATAGTTTCCAGTAGGCAGCCATTGTTCGTTCGGCATACGGCCTAAAGATGCAGTGCAACCATGACCCACGTTTTAACCACGGGTCTTGTTTACATGCGTCCACCCAGTAGTCATAACTGATCTGGTAAGGACCAATGGACATACCGTCGTCACCGACTGCCCACATATTGCCGTTGCTTTCCACCTCACGTATGGCCCTGAACAGGTCCGTGCGTTTATCACCGCTAGAACGGAGCGTTATCGACGGTAATGTCAGTGCCAGATTTAAGAGCAGTAGTATCCGTTTCATTTAATCTTCCTGTGTCGTTGTCGTAGTAAAGTTCACCAGCCAGCCCCGTCTCTCCTGTGAAACGGTTCTTCAACACACGTATGCGTGTTTGGTTAGCTGACTGTTCTGCTTGTTGATTGCGTTCCATGCCCACCACTATGTCCGATAGTTGGGCTATGGCTGCGCTGCCTCGTAGGTGGGCTAGGCTGGTCGTCGCTCCTTCCTCATGACCCACCCCCGCAGGTCGTTTAAGATGAGAGACGACGACCATGCCACACCCTGTTTGCTCAACGAGTGAACGCAGCTTGGTCATTGTGTTGTCGATCAGTCTGCGTTCGTCGTCCCCTGCAAACCCTGACACGACGATTGATAGATGATCCAAAAATATCCAACTACACCCCATACCTTTGCACAGGTAACGGACCTTACTCAGTAGGTTGTCGCTGTCGCAGCTTCCCCAATGGTCGTAGGTAAAGAAGTTACCGTTGCCGATTGTTTGCCCAAACGGTTCAGCCAACTCGTCAAGGTCCAGCTTGCTTTCAAGATGCAGTGGTTTGCCCATATGCAGCCCAAGAATGCCTAACGCTGTTCGCCTTACGCTTTCTTCCAACGCAATGTAGCCAACCGTCTCACCCTGCATGAGTAGGTGGTAGGCTATCTCCCGACAGAACAACGACTTGCCTATACCTGACCCTGCACAGACCGTGACCAGTTCACCTAGCCTTAGTCCGTGGGTCATTCCGTTCAGTGCTGTGTAGGGATACGGCACACTGCTGGTGTGTGTCTCTTCACTCAGTACATTCCACAGTTCTTCCCGTCCAACTATCCCGTCAGGTCGGTACTCCCTTGCGTTAAATGTGGCTTGCACAATGTCGGCTGAACGTCCTTCAACCAACAGATCGTTTGGGTCTTTAAGAGGCAGCTCTGCAATCTTAGCTTTGCCAGGTGTTATGAGTTGGGCGCAGTCGGCTGCTCCCTTTCTACCAGCGTCGTCCATGTCGAACATGAAGATGACACTGTCGAACCGTTCCAACCAATCCAACGCCTGTGCCACATGCTTCTTAGCTGACCCAGCACCATGCGGTATGCTGACGACTGCCCACTTGTTACCCCACGCTTGACTAACAGACAGTGCATCTATCTCACCTTCGGTAACGATGACCCTTGGTCCACCGTCCTTCCAAAGGTGCTGACCGTACAGCCCTAGTAGTTCACCTCGTACCTTGAATGACTTGTCGGCATACCTAATCTTCTGCCCAACAAGCTGACCGTCTCTGCTTCTATAGTTAGCAACTTGTACGTTCTGACCATCGACTGTGGCTATCTGGTAGCCCCACTTTCGACATGTCTCCAACGACAAGTGCCTGCGGGCAATGGCATTGTACTGCCCACCCTGTATGAAATTGTTATCCGTCACCGTTGTCCTTGTTGTCCTTGTTTTTGTTCCTTGTTTGAAAGACGTACAGGCGAAGCAGTATGTGCTTCCGTCGTCGTTAACGCTTAGAGCGTCACTACTCCCACAAGTGGAGCAGGGTTGGTGGGTTTGTGTGAAAGCCATGATTTAGGTATTACCTTGTCACACCATCTGATCCCCTTCTTGTCGCACCAAGCGGCATACGTCGTCTTGCTTCCCTTTCGGATTTTGAGAAAAGGGTTTTGAAAGCACAGACGCACATCCAAATCAGGATGACTAAGCCGCACAGCAACATGTTTAGCGCGGTCTTCAGTGGTCCAAACTCCTTTTGCTTCGACGACAACTCCATTAGGTAGGATAAAGTCGGGGTTATAAGTGGCGATCTTCTGGTATTCGATACGCAGTGTTTCGTAGGCGAAGGCACAGTTTAAGTCTTCCAACTGCCCTGCTACCTTCGCCTCGAAACCACTACGATATTTACCTGTGCGTTTAGAAGTTCGCTTCGAGGAGTTTATCTTCTTCCGCTTCGCTCTTTTCATTCAGACTTTCTTCAAATGTCTCGCCACCGTGGACGTACCCACCTTCAACAGCAGTAAAGCCAAACGACTGAGCGGATGATTCACCTTGTTGGTACTCGTTCAGTTCGATGATCTGAGCAGCGACGAGTTGTAACGTCACACCAAATCCACCGACTGCTTGGACGAACCAGAAGTGCGGACGGACTGCCAGCTTCAGCTTGCTACCACCACCGATAATCTCGTCGGCTGGGTGTGGTTTACCTTGGCTGTCAAACAGACCAACATTCAGCTCAATGGGTTTGCCGTCACGGGTAACGACCTTGGCTTTTTGCTTGGCCTTGATGATCCACTCACCGTCTTTTTGCATGACAGGGAAAGCGTCGGCTTTCTTCAGGTCGTTCTTACCCTTGATGACGCATTCCTTTTGGTATGCTTCGTCGTACAAGGGTTGTAGTTGTTTCTTGAACGCTAGTGCGTCCTTCTCTGACACAATCAGGTTGCAACGGTACTCACCGTTCTCGTTGAAGGTAGTGTCGGGTGTGTTGAGACGTGGGTACTGTGCTGTTCCCACAGGTGTTGTTAGGTTCTTTGCCATATCGGATGTTCTCCTTGTTGTTATTATGCGGTGTTATGCGAAGAAGTATTCACTGGCTAACACCTCCATTGGGTCGAGTGACCCGAAGGCTGGAAGCGCAGGAACGTTCCTCTGTTCGGTTTTATCGACCGACTCACGAAACTTCGTAAGTAGGTCTTCAGAAAAGATGTTGGCGTAGCTGTGGCGTAGTATCCCCGCCAACTGGTCACAATTGGGTGACTGTGTTGCGTAGCTGTCGTGGACCATAGCCAGCGATAGAAGCTTTTGGTCGATGCAGGTGTTGACCGTGTGGTGGACAGCAGCAGCGTCGAGACTGTGAACGAAGTTAGGACTAACACCGTTGGACTGTCGTCGTCTGTCTATGTCGTCTGTGTCTTCGTTAAAATCGACGTAGCTGATCTTCTCGCCCAGTAGTGTTTCGACCTTCTTCTTCTTGTATGAGATGTAACGCTGCCTGACGGGAAAGCCTGATGGTGTTGTCCACATCATGGGTTGGTCGATGTTGGCGTTGAGCTTGGCACACGCTTGCAACCACTTCATCACCTCAGCTGGTTTACCCAGCACCTCGTTCATTGCCTTCCACACAACAGAAGACAGGAACTGTGTGGCTACCCACTGCTCACTCTTGAACGGATCAATGCGTTCGTGCTTAACGATCTGTTCGTGGAACCATTCGTCCACATAAGCACGACAACTAAAAGGTGTACCCCCATAGGGCTTGACCATGACGGGACGCTTGCATGTCTTACGTGTAATACCAAAGTCCAACCACGTCAGGGCAACAGGACTACCGTCTTCCTTGAGACGTTGGCGTACACGTTCGGCTACCGCTTCATACAGGTCAGCGGGGATGCTGGTTTGACTCACGTTAGTGGCTGCACCGCCAACTTCATCCCGACTCAACAAGGAAAGAATCTGTATGCCGTTGTTCGACGCATCCATAGCGCAAGGGAGACGAGTCTTAAAACCAACACCACCCGCTGCCATCATATCCCCCCACTCGAAACAAAACGCTAGGAACTGCCACGGCTTGTCGGCTGCTTGCCACCAGTCGTTATCCTGAGGGTCGCAACAGACAGCGTGTATGTCGTTCCGTTTGTCAGTAACCCATTTGACACGTTCGTCGAGTGAGAGTTTGTCTTTGCCGAAGCAGTTAGCCCCATGTATTGCCAACCACTTCGCGTCACGCTTAAAGTCCCATATTGTTTCACTCTCAGAAAACAACAACAGGGACTTTGCTAGGTCCGTACCCTGTGGAGACAGATAGTACGGTACAGGATAGACTCTCCCCCTAAAGTCCACCTGATAAGGAAAATAAAACTCCGTGCCAACATACTTCTCAGCTAGATGTATTGTTTTAATTGTCTGAAGACGTTGGCTACGGAGTGAAAGGTTTAAGTTATAAAGTTTGCCGACCTTGCGTGACCATTCACGTTTAATCTCTTCGTCCTTCTCAGCAGCTTCACCTGGCCAAGGTGGTGCTTCGTAGTCGGTACGCTTTGGCATGTCACCAATGACTTTGTCGTTGTCCCATGCCCACCGCATGACCTTCAGAACCTTGTCGTTCACTGTCCACGGTGTTTCTTGCAGGTGGTTCACCGCATTGGTGACGGTAGACATGCTGTCCCAATCGACGGACCTGAGATAGTCCATGTCGTAGGACTTAATAAATGTTAGTGCTGGTATGTCATGGTCATCGGGATAGCCACCTTGCCAGAGGCTGGTCCACGGTCTGGGTTTATCCACCATCGGCAACCACAAAGGAGTGAGTGCTTCACGGTCTTCGTTAAATGCACGTATCCATTCAAACAGTTCATCGGTAGCCGACACATAACGGACCGTCTTGCCTGTCTGTTGAATGATGGTGAACTGAATAAAGTGTGTGGCTTTGCGGATTGTTTCCAACAACCACGTACCAATAAGAATCTTCTGACGTTTGCCCCACGTCTGAAACTTCTCAATGTTTCCCTTCTTAGCCTCACCCACTTCATGGCGAAGGAAAGCATTACGTATCCTGTTGTAGCTACGCTTCTTGGCTTTCTCTACGTCCTTGGCAGCATACTTAAATATGTCAGGGTGGTTTACCTTGAGCCAGTTGTACCGAGCTTCGTCTTCCAACGCTGACCCGATAGCAATGCTGCTTTTAACGATGGTCTGCTGGTGGCTGATGCTGTCCAACACAACCTTGAGTGCAAGGAAGGAGACAGTCTTAGGTGGTATGTCCCAGATCAACGGCAACCACTTAGGTACACTCTGGTTGTTCTTCTTATGATAGGTGAAGGTCTTGCGTACTTCGTTGTACAGATCAGGAAGGGTGGCCCTCATTAACCGTTGTCCGTAGGCAGCGTCCGTCTCCTTGCCACGCTCCTGTGCTGACTGGTTCTTACCACGGTAGCGAGCAATACCGCCCGTCACCATTTCACGGTTTAAGTCCTCCTGTTTCATCGTTGTTTCTGGCACGACACTGGCACTGTCGTGAATACATACCCAAGACACGACAGATTATATGTCAAGCAAGTAATTGTTTTAAATGAAGGATTTAGGCTGGCAGCAGTCGGACGGCACTCAGTGATTAGTCTTTTAAGTCCCTTGTGTTTACCAATTTCACCACGCCCGCTTGGCGTAATGCTTTGTTTTAAAAGGAATAAAAGAAATGTCAACTGATGTGCCATCCGACTGCGTGCCAAACTATTGTGCCATTTGTGCCAAATTCGGCACGGTTTTGGCACGATTTGGTTCAAGCACTTCACGTGCTGTGAACAGGTTCTTTGGTGCAAGGTGAGCGTACCGTAACGTGGTCTGGATAGACGTATGGCCCATCCATTCTTTCACCACACGCAGGTCCACACCACGTTGTATTAAACGTGAAGCACACGTATGTCTGAGCATGTGTGGTACGAAGTTCTGGTCGTCCAACATACCCATCATTTCGCGGACACGTTTCCACACGTTGCTAAATGCGTCCTGTGTGAACGTGAAGACACGTACCTCATGGTTGCCCTGCTGCCTAAGCAACGCTTCCATTGCACGTTGGGTCACAGGGATTGAACGAGCCTGTCCGTTCTTTGTTTCCCACAGACGTACAACTTCTTGGTCTTGATCCACGTCTGCCCACGTAAGTTTGAGTAACTCACCTGTGCGT